CGGGTCAATTAGGGCAGCTTGGACAGGAGCATTCAATGTTGGTGCCGGCATTGTCCGAATTGTCTTCTCGTCTACCGGCGGCAGGTCGAGTTCCGTGCGAAGGAACTTCTCCAATTCGTCGTCGGGTCGAATTGCATCCGAACCAACAAAGTTACGGAATGCGAACGACATCGTCCGTACATCTTCCCATTCACCAATTCGACGTACACGGAGCCTAGGATACTTACCACGAGTGAAATTGAAATCTACCAATTTCGGAATAACAAAGTGGTTGAATGTATCACACACGGTTGAGGCAATGTAACGGGTAGATTTGTAGAATACATCTAGCGTATCGGGTTTAACATTTGCCTCATCCATGAACGGTGCCAGGATGTTTGATTTTATCTTCATGTCGTGGTGCTCGATGGATTTCAAGCAGTCCACAGGTTGGCCCTTGAGATCCGCAAAAAGGATTTCCCAGTTTGCCGGCATAACGATGTGTGCGCGTTCGTTGGTACGAAGGTTACGACCGAGGTCTTCGGCTAGGTTCCGATCGGCCACAGAGAAGCCGGGTGGAAGCTTAATAATCGGTATGCCAATGCCGTGCCGTTCCTTTTGAATAGCATCGATTTTGTAGAGTGTGTCTTTGTAGTAGTAATGCTTGTATGCACTTCGCAGAATAGAAGTACCTCGAAGGTCGCCACCTTCCTGCTCGAAGACGAAAATCACCAATTTTTCGATTGGAATGTAAACTGGAGTGGTATTATACGTTATTCCCTGGTAGTTGAAATCATTAAATCCAGGTTGCATTTCTTCCATGGTTACGCCATTGATGCCTCCGTGATCATCCCAAATGAACTGACGAATGTCCATCGGATGCCGAGGGGCGAGTTTCTTAAGTTTTAGTTTGTTCTTGTCTGGTTCGAAGACAAGCTCAAACGGGAAGTAGCCATAATCACACATGAGTAGTGCATCTTCGACGATGCGACTCCATGGCACGGAAAGCTCTTCGAAAAGATTTGTTTGGACAAACTCGGCAATATTCTTGTCCAGAGCAGAATCCGTAGCAGATTCAACAAACCAACGTGCCGCGAGAATAGGAGTTTTAACGGCTCTCAGCGCGCCGCGTATGGTGCCATCAGCGCGCTTCATATCATAGAAGGTCCGCAAACCAATTTGTCCCATTAGTTCGGGAACTCGTTCTGCTCTTGTCCAAGCGGTCCAAGGCGATGGTGAGGCATATCCTAATTCGGATACGGCAAAGCCATCGGTCATGCCTGGATCGCGGTCGGCCAAAATTATATACGGGTTTTTTGGATCGGGACTCGCTCCAACTAGGTCGTATTTAGCTAACGCTTCGGTCATTGAAATTCTCTTGGCTTCCGCGTATTCCTCTAATTCCTCAATTGCATCGGTCACTATTCACCTCCTTCCAATGAATCTAACCAAACTACCTTCGTTGATCCGTGGTGTGTATGTATGCGATACATATCATCGAATGTGTGATATATCGCAGTCGACCGATATTTTGTCTTCCATCTTAATGCAACACTGTGATCGGAAAACATAATGCCCTCAGCAACTACTCCCACACCAGATACACCCGTCACATCTTCGGTTCTATGCAATTCAAAACGTTTCACGAAAACCTCATATCAGAGGTAAAGTATCCAGTATTTGGCAAATTCGTCATATCCGTAGAATTCAAAACTTCCGATAGCGAATGAGTAGCACCAAGTTTGAATATGTGCATAAGTCCGTATCGTAGTGCGTCTAGCGCGTGGTCGTCCCATTTCTGTGCATCTTCCCGAGGGTTGCGTTCTTTACCTCGCGGTGGTTCAGCCGTCCGATAGTTGTTAAACTCTCGAATTAGGTTCGGACAAGAGTGGTCAACAAACAACCAAGGTTCATAGTTCGGTGTACCGAACTCATCCATTTCGCTGGTTTCTTGAAGTTTGAGAAAACCCTGAACTAATTCGATACCTTCGCGCCAGTTCACCTTAGACAGCGGGTCAGCGTAACAAGGAAAGAAGTCCTCCGAAACACTAATAACCGCTTCTGGGTCTGCTGCATCCCCGAAACATAAATCTAATCGGTACCCATCTGGTTGCTCTCTCGCCTTCATCTCACCGAGAAAGTCTTTAAGCCGCATTCTACTTTTATAGTGTTCACGCCACACGCGCACCCGTTGCATGGAATCAATTTGAAATTCAACCGCAGCCATGGGTGAAACGAAACCCCAGTCAAAGGCAATGTAGTTAGGCCAAGCCGGGTTGAATTTTACGTCTGTGACGTGTGTTGTTTCTTCGAAGTCTCCGAAGACTTTACCGCTAAAACTGGTGAAGTCTGCCGCATATTCCTGCCGAAAAACTTCTCCGGCTGTGGTCCGTTCGGCCAGCACAATTTCGCTATCGTAACGACCACCCGGATAAACGTAAGGGTTGTCCCAACTTGGAAACTGCCAGGAAGCAAAATCTGGCTCTTTCGGATCTCTACCCATTTGCCAGAGTTTGTAAATCCAATTCTGTCCTTCGGGTGTAGTACCAAAAGTAGCAGACCCCCGCCGGTCTGACAAAGCAGGTCTAATAAACCTGTCCCAGGTTTCTTCGGTGTGCTTAGCAGCTTCCGACATAACGACGTGGTCTAGACCTTCACCGACAAGGTTCTCCGGCCGCTCGGCAGAACGTACTTCTACCCGCGTCCCCCAAGGAAACTCAATACTCAAGTCTCCCTGCTTCTTTGCATAGCTTTTCCTAACTAGTTTTTCGCGTCCAAGTCCCTGTTTAATAATCATGTCAAACCAAATTACACGAAACTCTTTCTCACCAAGGTCATATGTTGGACCAACAATCCATATTCGCCTGTTTGGCGTCATAAGCAATGGTTGTAATTCACGTGCAACCATCGCGGTCTTACCGAATCGGCGTCCACAGACGGGGATACGAAAGCGTGCTTCGCTTTTGTGGAAAAGTTTTTGTTTGTCGTGTGGTTTATAGTCAATGAGGTCAAAGTATTTCCATTTGTCTATTTTAAAGAGCTTCTCGACTTCTTCCTCACTCATAATTGGTGTCCTTCATATGTGGACCAACTCGTAAATGTTCAAGCGGTGTGTGACATACACACAAACAATCTCTAGCACAATATTTGCAAGTTAATCGACATTTATCATGCAACTCATGGTAGCAGGCCGTCGATAGGTAAAAATGTACTTTTGGGTATTGAATCTCGTCAGCGTCCGTCACGGCACAACTCCAATTGTTCCTTAATCCACTTCATGTCGCCCTCAGTGAGGTTGTGTCCCTTTTGCTGTGCTGCCTCAGATCTCGCTGCGGCATACGCCCCAAAATGCCCGACAATATTGGCCCACAGGGAAATGAGTATCACCCATAGAATACTGTTCTTCCACCACAATAGTGATGGAAGAACGAGTACTATCCATAATATGGTGAATCCAAAGTTTAATTTTTTAATTCGGTTAGCTGTGGACAACGACGTGACCTAGAGCCAATAGAACCCAAATCAGAAAACAACACCAAGCAAGCTTATAAAGGCTAGGCCGAATTTGCCCCGGGTTCACTGCCGGCCCCGGGTCCCAAAAAGCGCTAATGAACATCAGAATAACACCGACAAGCAAAATGCCATTTGCTACTGTCATGCTATCCTCCCACGTATTTTCCGTTTCGTGGCGGAGCTAGCGTCGTGTTTCGAACAACACCGTTTGTTCCATTTCCATATGTTTCTCCGTAGTGCCGTACTCGTACAACCGGTGCTGCATCGGCAGCTATCGATGTAATGATCCCAGGCCGGCGCTTCACGTATTGCGTATTACCACCAACTGTTTTTTGGACGTAAACTGCTACATGTCGTTTAGCTTTAGCAACCCAAACCATGTCGCACCTATAACCTCAGTAAGGCTTTTTCTTTGGCGGCATTGCCTTCTTGCCGGCTTTCTTCGGTGGAATCGGCGGTACTTTTTTAGGGGGTACTGGAGGCTTCTTCCCTGCCATATTCAATCCCTCCGATCGGTCGTGATTAAACCAAACGCCGCTGCAATTATGTAACCCAACTCTTGCGCATTTCACCGATTGAAGTATCGGTCTGTTGCCTTGTTTGTGGTTGTCTTCGCCACGTTGTTACGATTCGGCTCCGCACCGGCAAACATTAAACTAACGTTTCCGGTGTCTGTTGGCAAAGCGCCAGACGGTGTGACAGATGCGTCATCAACGAAGGTCTTTGTCGGCAGCGTAACGGTACCCATCAAAAGCTCGGAACCACCGGTCCGACCGTAAATTTTCCAGCTTGTCGCATTCGTCGGAACAATGGCAGTCACGTCAATAGTAACCGTACTTGTTGCACCTGTGGTTACTTGCGTCTTGGCCGGACTAGGTGCGGTCTCTGTGCCAAAAGCAACGAACGTAACTCGGTACGAATAAGTAGCAGCAGCTAGTGTTCCACCAGTTGTGCTGGTAGAACTAGCGGGAGCAGTTGTAGGAGCTTTTGTGTCAGCTAGTACCGTGGCGTTCCGAAACTTACCTTTTGCGTTTCGGTACATAACAGTATCCTGCCGCCGAGCAACTCGGGTAGCGGGCACTTATATTTCTCCTTCCTCTAACAGTTCTATATAAACCAAACTGTCTTTAGGTACGACTAATAAGGGCTGCATTCCGTTATAAAACGAAATAAAACCGTCAATAGTCTCTTTGAAGTTAGTTATTTCTAACTCTTTAATTTTGCCGTTATACATTATCTTGTATTTCATGTCATCCCTAGTGTTATTCCATCGATAGCATCAATCTCTAGTTTTCCACTCCCCATGAACTAGATCTCGAACACTACCAACAGTCAATGTTACGTGGTAAACGTCCTGCCCCATTTCACGCAGTTCTTTTACGAAAAACTTTAACAGGTCATCGATGTCTTGATCTTTGCCATTGTCATGCATTCCATGACCTTCGATGTTAATTGTCCAGTTACCCATACTTACCCCATCAATGTTGTATTGCTCTTACTATTCCATCGATACTCATATTTAGTTGTATTATTCTTACTATTCCATCGATAGCAATCAATATCCACCCAGAGCGCCGTGGGTCCACAGACGAAGAGTGGTTTATCGGCGAAATCTAGTTGTTGGAATTAATTCATAACCGTTAGAAAAAGATTTGTTTTTAATTTTGTTTGTTCCATTTCCTGCAGATGGACCGTTTGTTCCACTTTCGCCTTTCATTTATTGCCCTTCTTTCGTGATTTTGTCAACTTCTACGAGAACAGAATCAAAAATCTTGTCCCATGCTGGCTTGTTGTCCGGTAGACGCAAGTCCTTACCATCACCAAGACTGCGGTCCATGATGTATTTTGAAGCTTGGAAGCGGATGGCTTCAGTTTGGCTGTGAATTGCCAAATGAGCCATGCTCATTGTTGCTAGCGGAAGATGTTCTTTAACGATATCAGCAGCCATTTTGATTGGATCTTCTTTATCCTGCAAGGCTCGCCTTACTGTTAATTGCTCAATTGCCTCATCAGGACACCAACTACGAGTGTCAGCCATTCGACATGTCACCTCCTTTCCTTTTATCTGCATACTATCAAGATCACTCGTCATACACAATGCCTGTCAACCTGTCGACAGTACGTATCTTTACAATAAAATTCCAACTTTTCCAAGATCAACTTCCAAATCCTGCTCTTTTTTGATTTCTTCAAGATCAACTTTGAAACTAGGCTCTTTTTTGAGAGAGACCCGCCGCTTTACGACATATACCTTATTTCCGATTTAATATAGTTATACCATATGCCTCCTATGTCCGATTTTTCCGAAATAGCGTACAAGTCGGGTTTAAGGTATATGCCTGGCATGCCGAGTGTACTTAGCATTATAATACTATGTATTATAATACAATTAATACTAAGTGCTTAGTGTGCTATGTACCTAGAGTACTAAGCACTCTATATGCTAAGTACCTATAGTACTAGGTACTCTATATGCTAAGTACCCAGAATTAAAAGCACTCTAAATGCTAGGTACTACAAGTCCTAGGCATGCCACCCACTATGCCCTAGAATGTCGGTTTCTGCATTTAGTGAAATGATCTTGACTTTTCCCAAGATCCGGAGTAGACTGAAAAGAAAAAACGAAAGGAGGTGAAACGAGCTATGTCGTACAATGGCGCCCATAGGCGGAATGTCGGACGTGTCGAACAAATCCGACGTTTACGCTATCTCGTAAAAAACGGACAAATCACGCTAAAGCAGGCGATCTCCTGGTATTTCGCCTAAAACGGAAAAGTACGACATGTCCGAAATAACTGAAAAGTACGACAAGTCGGGAATAAGGCATATGTGCGACATACCCGACATGTAAGGCATATGCCATTTGTACCTTAAAAACACAATAGCGTGAGATGTCAGGACATATCCTGCTATGGCTTGCTTTGTCGGAAATGTCTGAATTAGCGTATAAATCCGCTATACAGCATACATCGCGAAATGTCGGGCAAACTGCCCGCGCATAAGGCGCAAAACGGACAAAGGAGCGGAAATGGCGACACCAGGGTACATCTCGGTGGAAATCCCCGAATCCGGGATGATTTTCGAAATTCGGGGCAAGCAGTTCGAGGCTGGACTTACCAACGTAATATCGGACGAATCGGGCATAAAGGTCTTCACGACCTTTTACCCCGTAACGGACGAAGGCGACAGAATCGGCAAATCGTACATCGTAGTTGATCTTGATCTCGTGGATATGAAGCTAATTTAAGGGCAAAA